CCAAGGTCATAGGCGACGTCTACGCTTACTTTGACTTTGATCGTGAAGAGTCTGAACAGAAGCTCGTCGTCGAAGGCAATTACACGAACAGATCGAGCTACGTCAGAGTCGAAGTACACCCAGACGTTGAAAATGGCTTCGTCGATCCAGCTGCTGTCCCCATGGGATTCAGAGGAATTGATCACCTTGTCACATCGGGATCCGCTCCACTCGCCGCCTTTGGCTCAGCAGACAACTCAGCGCTTTCCTTTACTAACACTGCCAAGTCTTCTGTTACGCCTCCGCTTCCTTTCAGAAAGAAGATAACGACATCTTCGGAGTGGACTGCAACAGAACAGGTCAACTCTCGCTTCTACTGGGGTGTACAGTTCGAACACCCATCGACGCTTGCAAAGAAGAACGACAGCGTCGTGCCAAACAACTCTCTCAAGGCATTCGCCAAGTTCTTCCCGTCCTTCGCAGTCACCGAAGCGAAGTTCATCACCGGTAGCAACCCAGGACAGCCTGACTCGGCTGCTTTTGGAATAATAGACGCTGATAGATTCTGCAACAACTTCTTCTCCCTTGAGAACGTTCAGGTTGTTACAGGTTCTAACGGCCTCGCCGATCCCAATAAATGGGTTCATGCTGTCTACTCACGCACCGGCGCAGTCGTCAACTCTTCTGAAATCGCAAGCCGGTCACCGGGCGACGAAAACAAACTCAGGTTCTTCAAGGTTGAAGACATTAGTTCGAACAAGCAGTTCGCGAAGTTCTCCTTCATCATGCAGGGCGGATTTGACGGAACGAACATCTTCGACGCCGAAGAATCAGAGATCAGCAACACGGCAGTCGCCGCCGACATGGTCGCCTCAAATCAAAGAGCTGCTAAGCCTGAGGAAGGACCAAACGTGAGGACATATCTCAAGGCGCTCGACGTAATGAAGAATACTTCGAACGTCGACATACAGCTCCTCGCACTTCCGGGAATTCGTGAGCCGATCGTCACTGACGCCGCAACGCTCGCAGTGGAGGAGAGATTCGACGCTCTCTACATCATGGACGTGGAACAGGTCGATGAGAATAACGAATCTGTCACTGCAGAGACACAGCTTCCTTCGGTCGTCAGAACCGTCGACACATTCGTCAACCGCTCGGTCGATTCTTCTTTCGCTGCAGCATACTTCCCAGACGTTCTCTACCGCGATCCTGCAGGAAAGAACGTCTACGCCCCGCCCTCAGTCCTCGTCCTCGGCGCTCTTGCTCTCAATGACAGCGTTGGACATCCGTGGTTTGCACCCGCAGGATTCACGAGAGGTGCCCTGCCCCAAGACGCCCTCGAGCCTCGCGTTCAACTCTCTCAGGGAGACATGGACAGACTCTATGACGTCTCGATCAACCCTATCGTCTCGTTCGTCGGCGGTCCTCAGTCGGGAACCAACCCCCGCGGAGGCATCGTGGTGTGGGGTCAGAAGACGCTACAGGTCGCCGCTTCGGCTCTCGATAGGGTCAACGTTCGCCGCCTCCTCATCGACATCCGTCGTCAGGTTCGCGACATCGCACAGACAATCCTCTTCGAACCAAATCGTGAGGCGACACTCGCTCGCTTCTCTGCCGCTGTCACACCACGTCTCCAGAGAATCCAGCAGCTCGCCGGCCTCGAGAGGTTCAAGGTTGTCATAGACTCCTCGACAACTACACAGGACGACATAGAAAACAATACAATTCGTGGTAAGATATTCGTACAGCCCACGAAGAGCATTGAATTCGTCTCGCTCGACTTCGTGGTTGCAAACAACCTTCAGCAGGTTCAGTGAGGAATAAATGAGAATAACACGCCAACAGTTAACCGATCTTATTAACGAAGAGATTTCCAATGCCCTCTTGGAGCGTCAGAACAGACGTCTCCTCGAGGATGCAGAGGATGCAATGGATCAAGATGAGTCAGAAGGCCCGATGTCACTCGACGATCTCATCGACTTCGCAAAAAAGTACGCTGGACTCACACGTGAAGACAGGAGAAGCCTCGATCTCATCATGGACGGCCGTGGAGAGGGTGTCACGCCCGAAGAGATTCGAGATCTACAGATCGCTCTCGGTGGTTATAGCACCGAACTTGACGATTACCTCGAGGATGCTCTTAACGATTCTGCAATGTACACAGACGAGGATGAAGACGATGGCACGCTTGCCTCGGCAGTCCGAATGAACCGCTGATTTAATCAACATTTTTTGATAGACAGAATACTTAGAAAAGGATAACAGGAGAACACCATGGCCGCAGAGACACTTAACGTCGAATCGATGATCCCAGCGAAGTTCGAGCCGAAGCGCAAGAATCGTTGGGTCCTCATGATCGAAGGCATCGACGCCTACATCATCAAGACGACATCTCGACCGACGATTGCGACGGAAGAGGTTGAAGTCCCCTTCATCAACAGCCGTCGTTACCTCGCCGGCAAGACGACATTCAACACGATCCCAGTGACACTCCACGACCCAATCGCTCCTTCGGGCGCACAGCAGGTCATGGAATGGGTCCGCACCCACTTCGAGTCGGTGTCAGGTCGTGCAGGATACGCCGACTTCTATAAGCGTGACATCCAGCTCAAGATGTTGGACCCAGTAGGAACAGTAGTCGAACTTTGGGATATAAAAGGTGCTTTTATAACTGAAGCCAACTTCGGTGAAGTTACCTACGAAGACGGTGGACCGATGGAAATATCTCTCACGCTCCGCTTCGACAACTGCGTTCTGCAATTCTAATTCAATTAAAGTCCTTGTTGAATTAAACAACTTCGTAGGCTGTGGTATAGTTATTCCATGGCCTACGAACGTATCATGTGTCCGAAATGCGAGCTTAGTTTCGGGCAAGAAGCCAGATTCTATGAGCATCTTAAAGACTTACACGACGTATCAGATCCTCTTACACTCTATTTAGAGACGTTTTACGGAAGCGAACATCCACGATGTCGGTGTTCTTCTGCGTGTGATTTCACCCTGTCGTGGTCGGGCTGGAAGAAAGGATTCACATCAAACTATGTCAGAGGGCACAACGCCAAGGTAAGCTCTGTCTACCTAGACAAATCACGACAGTCTGAATTTGCTCAAAAAAGAAAAGAAGGATACGCTTCTGGTCAATACAGTGCGTGGAACAAGGGGCTGACAAAAGAGAATTCAGAAAAAGTCGCTAAGATGAGTGCCGCAATTTCATCGACTCTTCAGGAGGGATATTCGTCAGGTCGAATAGTTGATTGGCGTGAGGCCGACCCGGTCAGGGCTTCTTCCGCTGCTGCGAAGTGTTCTGCTACAAAGAAAATTAAATTTGAGTCTGGTGAATTAAAATCTTGGAATGAGGGGCTTACTAAAGAAACAAATTCGTCTCTGGCGTCTGCCGCTGAGAAGATCAAGGCTCGCTATCAATTGCCCGATGCAGGTCGCAGAATTAAGTCGGATGAACTCGATCGTAGAATAAGTTCACACTCTGGCAAGTTTAGACTCATCTCTTCTCTGGACGACTACAGACGTCGCCGGATAGAAAGACTCAAATTCGTCTGTGTTAACTGTGACGCAGAACAGATGAAGAGCCTTGCCATGCTCGAAGAATCCCCCGTCTGTTTCTCATGTGCACCGAAGGAGTCTAAAGGACAGTTGGAAGTATACGACTTTGTTGCATCTCTATCGCCCGATGCAGTTCTCTCCGACAGATCATTGATCTCGCCTAAAGAGATTGACATTCTAGCGCCAAGTGCAAAACTCGCCATCGAATATAACGGCCTGTACTGGCATTCCGTCGCTAACATCCCAGACAAAAATTACCACGAGGCGAAGCGGAAGGCCATCGAGGCTGCCGGTCATAAATTCTTCATGATATTCGAGGATGAGTGGAGGGAGCGCCGTTCTGTCGTGGAGGGAATGTTGCGCCATCGCCTAGGAGTCCCAGGAGAGATCCTCGATGCTAGGAAGCTACGAGTAGAAAAACTTGACAACAAGACAGCAGAAGTTTTCTTCGAATCGTCTCACCTCGAGGGACATGCTCGGTCCTCTTCGTGTCTCGGTCTTGTCGATTCTTCTGGCCGCGTGGTCGCTGCAATGTCTCTCAGGCGACCATTCCACGCCTCTCGCGCAGAATCTTCACTAGAAGTCGCAAGATCAGCATGCCTACCAGGCGTGACAATCAGGGGATGGATGGGAAAGCTGACATCTGCGTCTCTCAGGGTGGCAAAGTCAGAAGGGACTCAGTCTTTGGTTTCTTACGTTGATGCTCGCGTCGGCTGCGGCAAGAGCTATCTGACGGCAGGCTGGACTCTGGAATCTGAGCCGAGAGGCCCTCGATTTTGGTGGACCGACCATCATCATCGATTCAATAGGTTTAAATACAAGGCTGATTCCGCGCTCGGACTGTCACAGGCAGATGTTGCTGCAGCGGCAGGCGTTGTCGAGATATGGGGTTGCGGCAACTACGTTGTGAAGATCTCCTGATCAACAGGAATAAACGCAATAAGTCAAATTACAGTTAATGCAATTAATTTAGCAAAGTATTATATCACGTCACTATGTGGTTCTTACACAAAAAGGCCCGTGGATTAAGCCTCAAAAAAAATCCACGGGCCCTCAGTAGGTATTAACAACAATCTGTCAAGCAGGAACTAATACCCAACTAAGTGCGGTTTCGTCCCACACGTACACGTTTCCATCCGTCGGGTATGCAACCGGAGCGCTCCACGTGCATGTTGCTTCATCGAGCACCCACGATGCGAACGGCTGCGGCGGTATGAACGCGTCGCGAACAGGATCATATGTGTAGCCTTCGGCTGCATAGTTCTTCCTGAATGTCGCGTTGTAGCTCGTCTGCTTCCACGCATCGTGGCCTGTGATCGACTTCATGAACGCAACACCGGCGTCTTCTGATTCCACTCCGTTGACTGTGATCACCGAGTTGTTGACGACACAAACCTCAGCTACTACGTTGTTCTGATCTAATCTTGCAAAATGTGCCATGTTATTTATACTCCATTAACTCCAGCTAATTGTTCCACTGCCTGTGAACTTGTAGATTATATATCCGCCCGATGTCGTTATGGTTGGTGCTCCCGTAACAGTTGCTTGAGAATATACATCCTGGTGACGAACTATTATAACACCGCTTCCACCTGCACCGCTCATTCCGTTGCCACCACCACCGCCGCCTGCCGATCCACCGCCACCGCCGGTATTTGCAGTTCCGCTGACAGCAACATTGTTTTGTGTCGAACCAGTTCCTCCACCACCGAGGCCACCGCTTCCGCTCGCAGCACCGTTGTAGCCTCCTGCTCCACCGCCGCCGGCATAATAGGTTGCAACTCCTACTATCGAGCTTTGAAGGCCTACACCGCCGCTTCCAGCTTCACCGCCTCCTGTTCCTCCTGCTCCGCCACCTCCGCCACCTGAAAGGCCGCCACCCGAACCACCGTTGTATCCTTGGCGCGGCGGGCCTGCTGTTCCGCTGCCACCTGCGCGCGACGGATTTGCACCTCCACCACCGCCGCTGCCTCCGCTACCTCCCACAGTTGCTGTGCTTCCTCCGTATCCACCGCCTGTGCATGTTACCGCGGTAAGACCTGTTCCCGTTATTGAAGAGTTTACACCGGCTCCTCCTCTTCCGTTTGATCCATACGACAGAGATCTCGCATCGTATGCTGTACCGCCTCCACCCACTGTTGCTGTATATGAAATTCCTTGAGCAGGAGCGAAGCTTCCTGAGAGAAGACCTCCCGCTCCGCCGCCTCCTGCGTGACGAGCACCGCCGCCGCCACCGCCTGCAACTACGAGATACTCGAGCGACAGAGGTATGTTTGTGATCACAGGAGACGAAGAACTTCCCGGTCCTATCCTCGTTGCTGAACTAATATTAACAGAAGATTTTATAGAGATTGACATAATTGGCCCCTTTTATTGCATTGTTACAATGTAGCAATGCAACAATAATATATCCTGCCGAACACGTGAGTGAATCAACACCGTGGCTACTTTCTTAGTATAAATGCAAAATGTGCGCCAATAGCATTTGCATCTATTGGCGCACCAATCTTAACCTCAGATGAGTTCCCCTTGCGCGAGAACTTACAAGCCGCTGAACATTAACTCCAGCTAATTGTTCCGCTGCCTGTGAATTGATATACTACATAACCGCCTGCGGTTGTAACTGTAGGTGCACCTGTTACCGTTGCCTGAGAGTACGTGTCTGGATGGCGAATGATCACGATTCCACTACCACCATTTAAACCAGGTCGATTAACTTCATCATTGACAGCACCCCATCCGCTCGCGCCGCCACCACCGCCTTTGTTTGCAGTTCCCGCCACGCCTGTCGTAAGAGCGTTTCCTCCTCGACCACCGCCGCCATTGCCTCCTGCACCAAATCCTGGGTTGGTTCTAAATGTGCCGCCACCGCCGCCACCACCATAGTAAGTGGAAACACCTGAAAGCGAAGATGCTGCACCTGCACCGCCGTCGCCACCCTTTGAATCGTTGCCCACGCCTCCGGCGGCTCCTGCTCCACCACCGCCACCACCGCCGCGGCCTGGATCTCCTATTGAGTTGGCTCCGTTTCCGCCTGCATATCCTTGAACAGGAACTGTTGCAGGAGTGTTACCGGCAGCGCCTGCCGGGCTCGCTCCTTCATAACTGCTGTTGAGACCTGATCCACCACCACCTGATCCACCTGTGAGTGCCGGATATGCAGGAGAGCTGCTGTTGTGCGCAACAACGTTTGCACCGCCACCGCCGCCTGCCGATTGAAATGTATGCAGAGAGCTAGCTGATCCACTTGAGCTTCTGCTGGTCCTGCTTGCACCACCAGCGCCACCGCCGCCTACAGTTACAGTGTAAGAAGTTCCACTTGTCACAGCGAAAGATGAATTTGTTCTAAATCCACCACCACCGCCACCGCCGCCATATAGCCATCCACCGCCGCCGCCGCCGGCAACAACGAGTGCTTCAAGAGTTGGTGGAGGATTTGATGCTCCACCTCCCCCGCCGCCTGAGGCAGAACCTATTCTCGTTGATCCGTTTATGCGTGTTGATGTGTTTATCGATATTGACATGTTAGCCTACTCCTGAAAAACCGTTTGATCCTGTGATGGGTGTTAGCATCTTTGCTGGAATGAAAGTGAGACCTGCGAGGAGCGTGAAAGTCGAGGAAGCTCCTGAGAGTCCTGATATGAAGACTCTATTCGTCCTTAGCTCACCGGTGAACGTCTCCGAGCCGCTGAGAACGAAGTAGTTTGAATTGGCAGGCAGGAAGCCCGCTGCTGTGAACGACACTGCTATGGTGTTCGTTGACGGAGATGTGTTCTTTATCGTCATAAATCTCGATATCTGCGGAAAGACTATTTCTCTCGTTGCTCCGTTCGCCACTGTCGACGATGTAACAAACGGTGTTGCTGATACCTGATATGCTGCGACGAATCCTTCGCCTTGTACGGGATGATTTAATGCCATTGATTCACCTTGTTTCGTTTAATTATCTTTTCTGCCACAATTTACATAATAAATGTCGTTTGTCATCTCTCTAGCGAATTATTGGGTCCGTTTTTTTCGACTCTCTATTTACTTGAACCTGGTTTAGTATAACCTCATAAGCACAGGAGAAAGCAAGCAACATGTCAGACGATAGAGAACAGAAGAACGCAATTTTCGCATCGCAGGGTCCCGCAGGTGTCGACCCACGCATGCCTAAGATGTCACAGGCAGACAGGGTGAAGGCGGATTTCGGTCTCGATGTTCCTCAGGAGGTTGTTCCCCTTCCATCGAACGGCAAGGTATACTCTCAGGACTCTTCTCTGCATGGTGTCGAGACCGTCGAGATACGAGCTATGACCGCGCGCGAGGAAGACATTCTCACTTCGAGAGCCCTCCTCAAGAAGGGCACCGTTATCACTGAGCTCATCAAGTCGTGCCTCGTCGACAAGTCGGTGAACGTGCTCGACCTCCTCAGCGGCGACAGAAACGCTCTCATGGTTGCCGTTAGAATCACTGGCTACGGTCCCGAGTACGCCGTGGAGCTTGAGTGCAACGAGTGCGGTGTCAAGTCACCTCACGAGTTCAACCTCGCTGAGCTTCCCATCAAGCGGCTCGAGATTGAACCTGTCATTCCAGGCGCCAATCTCTTTGAGTTTGTCCTTCCAATGTCAAAGAAGAACGTCAAGTTTA